CGACCCTGAGTACTAGAGGAGAACAACATGACTGAAGTAATAAGCAAATGGCTGGCCTCCGTTTTGGAATGGGCCGAGGCCCTGCCTGTACAGGGTTGGGCAATTTTGCTCGGCCTCTTGTTTGGCTTTGTAGTTACGCAGTGGGTCAAGCGCACGATACCAATGTCTGTGCTATTCCCAGACATGCCAAAGCAAGGCCACGTTGTAATACTGAGAGCGTTGGCACTGGTGTCTGCGTTTATTCCCACATACATACTGTGGCCACCCGACCAGTACGAAATATGGGCCGCGCTTGCAGTTGGATTCACGTCGCCTACAGTTTACCGGCTCATAAGCTTTTTCACGTATAAGAAGTGGCCAGCGCTGGAGGCTAGATGGAGTGGAACAGAATGAAGTATTTGAAATGGATCGGTGCCTTTATTGTGTTTGTGGTAGGTATGCATTTTGTGTCTGCAAGCAGGCGCCACAAACAACGCTCGGAGGCAATAACAGAAAGGGAGATAGGCGAGCTTGCTAAGGGCAAGAAAACCAATCTCAAAAAAGCCACCAAGTTAGGAGCCAAAGCCGAAGTGCTATTCAACAAGTCAAAGAAATCGAAAGCGGCGGCCGAGGAACGTGTCAAACAACTGGAGAAAAGCAATGCGACTAATCTTGCTGATCGTATGCGCGAGTTTAATAAGCGCCTGTGAAACAGCGCCGCCAACCATAACGTACGACTTCGCAACCTTTAAGGCTGTGGAGGCCGAGCCTACGTACCCGTCTTCGCTTCCTAGCATACCGCCCCTGGAATGCTATCCGAGCAATGAACAATGCGATGTCGTCGGATACACGCGGGCTAGTGACATTGATGCATTGGAGGCGCATAAGGAACTCGCCATCGGTAATACTGAGGTGGCTGAAGCTAATGCAATGGCGCTGGAGGTTATGCTCGACAGGGAAGAAGCAATACTGGCGGCTGCCAAGGCGCAGGAACAGATAACAAAGCTACGTGAGGAACAGTTGGCCTGGGAGCGTTCCGAGCGCTTGCGGGAGAAGTGGTACTACCGCGTGCTCCTTGTGGCGATCGGGGCCGCAGGGGTCTATGCCGCTTCCGATTAGTGTAGGCCTGCTGTATAGTTAAATAACCAACCCGGCTTCGTTGCCGGGTTTTTAACAGCTAGAATATGTACACCATGCCAACCGGAGATTAAACATGGCCGAACCAAAGACGGAACTAACAACGTTGGACCTCTGCAAGATGTTTGGGGTCACACGTACAACCATTTACAACTGGAGAAGGAAGGGTCTGCCGTACTATAAGCTTGGCGGCAACGGCCTGTCTGATCCAACAAGGTATGAGCTGGATGCCTCTGTGGCTTTTGCTAAGGAGATAGGTAGGGAACCTATCAACACAATTTTCTAATTCCAATCCGTATAGTTACTATAAAGGCCTCCCCCTCTCTCTACTATGTAGAGTAGAGAGGGGGAGGCTTAACCAAATAGATTACGCGAGGCCAGGTCTACCAATGGATTTTATAGACACAAAAAACTTTTTACTTGGGGCAGGATTTGATAACAAACAATGGCGAGAGCTAAAAGCCATCTGCGAAATACGACAAGGGAATTACTCCGCTAAGGCCAGTGCGTCTCAGCAAGCCGAGATCGACGTAGGAGACGAGTACTGCCGACTGTTCTACGACCGCCTTACCGACATACTGCTCAACCATGAAAAGATCGGCGTTGCTCCGCTGGGGGTTTTGAAGAAAATGCAGCCCAAGCAATTTGCAATGGTTGGTAAAGTAGCGGCCTTCCTTTACCAACTGTCGTGTGAATGGAACCCCACCAAAGTACGCGGTCGAAACTTTGCCATAGGGGTATTCCATTTGTATGTCAAATTGACAGTTGAGTATCTCAGAGAGTGTCGGGTGCCTGTGTCAGCGAAGGCCGTATTACAGCACCCAGACAAGTTTGTTGGATTGGTTGACAAAGCTTTTCCAAGCTATGTCAAACATGGCCTAATTCACGTAGTCGTTTTGGGAGATAAGCGCTCGACACTGTCGGCCTGACAGCTTGGTCAACGCAGGCCTCTTTGACACATTTTCTGTCAACAGAAACGGTCTATAAAACGTACCAAAAAGTGGCGCAAAACCGCTGAAATCGAGCGTTGACAGCGGTTTGACAGCTTTTCCGACCCAACTAAATTCCTTTGATCAACAATAACTTACCGCCCCCCACCGAAGAAAGTTTACATCTGGTATTGACCGCAGACTTTATATAGCGGCATTTGCGGGTTATGGACACAGGTACGACAAACAGCACGACGCGCAAACGGGCGACCTTGATTGGCCTCGCCATTTTTGCGGCCTTGCTTTTTGGTGGCCACGACGTAAGCCGCAACACTTCGATGCGGCATTTCTTAAACGAGAGATACTCGGCCGAACACGTCATCGGTGAAAGCACGCGGTACACGGATGTACTGAAGGGTACTGGCACAGGTGGCCAGCGTCCTGTCGTAAAGCAACAAACTCCCGGAGCAGGTGATGCAGAGGTGCAAGGCTTAATACAGGGATTCGACTCCCGGCCTACTGCCAATCCCAAGCTGAATTCCAATTGCGGAAATCTCAGCGCTAGAAAGTAGGACGTTAAAAAGTCCGACGCCGGTAGGGAAGTGCGAGACGAATAAAAAGTGGAAGCGCTCCACTTTGAAGATTGCGGCGGTGTTTGTAGTTTGTGCAAGCCGCTCCCACGGACGGGACACGCAATATAAAGTGGAGCCGGGATACATCACCCAACGCACATGGAACGACTGAGGACTTAGCACCCCTTGGCAAGTGCAACAAAAAACTGAGCAGGCCGTCCGGCCGACACCCAAACGTTGATTCGTAAACTGGAACCGCGTCGCGCAAGCGATGGCCTGCCTAGTTAAAAGCGCATTCGTGAGAGTGTGCTTTTAGGTAGGCAAAACTTTTAACCACAACTGGAGTACGACATGAGTATTAGAAATGACAAACGAGCAGCACGGCTATTCCGTTTAGTAGCAAAAGAGCTTATCGACTATTCGGCCGACGAGGAAACGTACGGCGAAGAAGAAGATATGTATGTGGACGACGCGCAGGATTACAAAAAGCTTGCAGCAATGTGCGACCAGCACGATCCCGAAAAGGCTATCGACTTTTACGACGGCCTGGACACTGCATCGCGCGACCACTTTTTTGATTTCTTAACATCGGCACAAGCTGAGTGGCTCGACGGCTACTTAGAGTACTAACCACAACCAACACAAGTGAGGGCATCACATGAAAACTTATAAACTTATTTACTTGGCCGACGGCGGCCTACGTACTTTGGAATACACGGATCGCTTTGCACGCGATTATCATTTTTACGAAGTGGGCGGCAAGGAGCGCTTGATGACAACAGTCGGCGACGGTTGCTACGAGCGCTTGATGCATGTATGCAAGGACGGCCGCCATCGCACAGTCGGACAGTATCCTTCCTTTACACTCGGCAGGGACTGGAGCGAAAGCTTGCAGGAGAAGTACAAGGAAGCGCTTGCCGAAGTACGCGGCGAGACTGTGTACAACGAAGAAACGTACAACAAAGCGGTAGACGCGATGGCCGAGCAGGTCGTTGCAATGGTGCAAGAGGATTACCCGGGCGACGTAGAAATGCAGCGAGGCGAGGCTGGCAATTACTTAGGCACGGCCATCGAAGACATCCAAACCAACATTGACAATTTACTCGACTAACAGTGAGGAGTAGGACCATGGCAAAGCAAATCAATATCACAGTATCGTATCGCATGCAGCGCGCCTCGGCCGAAGTATGTGAGAAGGTTGGCCAGCCGCTCGGCAGCATCGAAGTACTCGACAGCGATGGTTTCCGCGACAGTTTCTATGAGACTGAGGAAGAAGCGGTGGAAGGAACTGGCAACAGTGTCGCAGACATGCTCGGCCTTAGCGGCGGGATCGCGCTCGGCACAGTGGCAGTCGAAGTGGTAGACGTTGAGTGAGCAACTCGAGGCCGTCCCTGCGGCGGCCTCTTTGATGCTTATTCCAAGCATTACAAAGTGAGGGCGACTCACAGAGGAGAAGGAAAATGAAAACCCAAGTAACGTTTTACAAGCACGGACAGATACAGCGGCAAATAACCAAGCCGAACAGAGAGAAGGCCATGGCAATTGCCATGCAGACGTTAGCCATTGCATTGGAAGAGCTTGCACTGGCAGAAAAGTCTTTCACAGTGGAGGCCAACTTTCTAACACGGCACGACTGGTCTTGCACTGTATTCTCGGGCCGCACTGCAACATCCGAGGACGAGGCGTTCGGTGTAACAGTGGAGAAGGCACGTGGCTAACGAAAGCAACTGGCTGTTCAACTTTGAGCTCATCCCACTCTCACCTTCGCAGCGCAGGAGCATCGAGCGCCTGTGCGATTACATTGCGGAGGGGTGCAGTGGCATTGGTGAGGAATCGATCACGCAGGTTGAGGTAACTGAGGCAGCGTATCGCGGTGAGTTTTGGGTCCGCATAAGGACTGAGCATGTAGCGAGCCCGAATACGTTGCTGTCTGCACTGTGTGATCAATGGTGGTTTGTACTTGTTGGGAAACGTGGCGGCCTCACGGCGCACCAATATCCCGACTCGTACAAACAATTTATAGGCACTCGCCGTTTGCACCATAGCGGCTGCCGCTTTGTTAAGTGAGGGCATTACTATGAAAAAGTCTAACAAAGAAATACGGAAGGAAGTTACATCCACAATCCTCGAGGCACTGCGCAAGGGTACAAGCCCTTGGCAGCGGCCTTGGACTCCCGAGGGCGGGGATATGTGGCCACACAATTGTATCACCGGGCATAACTACACAGGCGTGAACTTTCCTGTGCTGTTGGCGATACAGTCAAACAAGGAGTACCCGACCGCGCAGTGGTTGACGTTTAACCAAATGCGCAAAGCAGGCGGCCGCTTGCGCAAGCTTGAGGATGGCGAGAAGCAACGCGCCTCCTACGTTGTATTTGCCAAGCCGCTTATCGTTAAGGATCGGACCGACCCGGAGAAGAAAGTGAAGATTTTCTTCCTGCGCCAAACGCCGGTGTTTAACATTGCGCAAACGGAAGGTGTCAAACTTCCCAAGCGCGAGCTGCCTGATCCCAAGTTAGCTAAGGCCAAGCCGGATAGCAAGATCATCCGCGAGACCAAAGCGTTTATGAAGGATGTGGGTGTGAAGGTACGCTACAATGGCGGCCGAGCATTTTACAGCTTGACGAAGGATGTTGTAGAGCTGCCGAAGCCGGAGTCGTTTAAGGAGGCGGAGGGTTTCGCTGCTACTGCATACCACGAGACCGTGCATTGGACTGGTCACAAAGATCGGTGCGGCCGGGATATGAAAGGAACGTTCGGCAGCAAGGACTATGCGTTCGAGGAACTGGTTGCAGAGCTAGGCTCGGCAATGCTGTGCCACAAGCGCGGCGTGAGCAGTGAGCAACCGCAACATGCCAGCTACATTAAAAGCTGGATTAAAAAGCTTGAGGAAGATGAGCAGTATATTTTCAAAGCTGCGAAACTTTCCGAGGCTGCACTTAACCACCTGTTGCCGGAGACGGCACGTAAGCAGGAAAAGGAGGTGGCATGAAAATCATATATGGAGAAAAGAGCGAAGCAAATGATTTTGTGTCGGGAGGTTGGCAGCGTTATGTGACGTTGGAAGATGGTCGCATGTTTAATGTCTCGCTTTCACGAGGCCGCCGTCGTCGTATTGCGTATAAACCCCGCGGACAGAACATTGGCTTTGAGTGGTGGGCCTATTGTAGCGAAGTTGTTATTGCAGAAGGCCGCCGCTTTCCTCAGCAGGTGAAACGGTATCCTGTTATACAGGTCGATAAATCAAGCGGTGTGCGAGGCATACTGAAACATCACAAAATTTTGAAGTGAGGGCATTACTATGACAAGCATTGAAATTGAAACAGGGTCTGAGGGCCCGAGGCACGACCCGTACGGTTGGGAAGAAATAAAAGTGACACGATCGAACGGGGATGAGGTAACACTACACAGCGGCCTTAGCAGTTGGGTTGATGTAAACGGCGAGAGGTTTTCGTATGCGGTAGCCATTGCGTTTCCCAATAAGGATAACGAGTGGCAATTGCTTTGCGAAAAGTTTGAGGAGTTTGCAGGCTGTAGTCCAGCCGCCGCGCACAAGGCATATGGTCGTGTGCGGTATTCGTGTGACAAGTGTGGCGCATTTGACGACGTAGTAGAGAAGAGCGGTTTCCCCGGCGAGACCATCGCCGCCTGTCGGCAGTGCGGTTCTGTAGTTTATTCCGACTTTAACGAGTCGGCCATTATTTAGTGAGGGCATTACTATGACGATGAAAATTGACAAAGCAACAGTGGAAGACCTAGTACCGCATTTTCTTAGCACGAAATTTGCGGCCTTCAAAAACGGCGACACAGTAAAGCTATGGATAAGGAATAGCTTCGCGTCGTTTAATGCGGACGGCATCCACAGTATGCTTGCCGAACGTTGGGAACAGGTCGCTCGCATTGAGGAGTGCCGCATTACGGGCACCAACCAAATGTGGGTTACCGAGTCGGGCAGGGATTGTGACTGCGTACAATATAGCGGTTACATGCATAAGTGCGAGGCCACGTTGGCCGCGTATTACAAGCTATACGACGAAATCAACAGCTATGCTGATGGGCCGTTTAGCTTGCGCCCAGTAACGGAAGAAGAGCGCGAGGAAATCCGACCGCAAAGTCGGGACCTCGCAATGGAGGCCTACGAGGATGGCCACTCGCATGTTGTTTCGGCAGTGCGGTTTGATGAAGATGGAGTATACTGATATGGCAAGCGGACCAACAACAATTAGGGCTAGGCAGATTGGCGACCAGCTGGGGCTGGTTACAACTATATTCCGCAGAGAGCGGCAGGCGTTTGATGCATACTTCCAAGTCTACACGGTAGGCCACATCGACAACGAGTTTGGACAGGGCTATACCGTGTTACGGCATTCAGGACCTTGGAATGATGAGCAAGCGGCAATTCGGCAGTTTGATGCATGGGCCAAGAAGGCCGAGGAGGCAGCATGAAATACAAACCACACGAGTACGTTTGCATCGCAGCATGGGGAAGGCGCATGGGCTCCTTCAATTATTACATCACGGCCGAGCAAAAGAAGGCAGCGGCAGATGAAGCGCCGATCACTGCCATCTATGAGCGGGACGGTGTGTGGAGTGTTGCTGAGGATATCCGCGACCCGGCACACCGCAAAGCCATCCTCGGCAGCATGTATGTCGAAGAGGAGCATGGTCAGTACGGTGCGGAGTGGGACGTAAAAGAAGATCGGTGGGACAGGCTTCCGCGTGTCTGCGCCGCGTACGAGTTTACATACCACCGTGCAATCCTGCTTTATAGGGGGGTGGCTGGATACACCGGCGTGGCCTCCGACTTTGATGTAGAGCGGTTTAACAAGCAGAGAAGCATCACAACCGAGCAGGTAATGGCCATGCTCAATGGCTCAATGTTCGGCTGGGAAACAGAATCCGCCGATCCACTTAACTGCAAGGAGGGATCATAATGATTGACGTAGGTGATAGGGTTGTCGTTAACTTCGGCCGTGCCGCAGTTAAGTCGGAGTTGGAGGCATGCGAATACGGCAGCTATGAGGACCATATCAAAGCTGACGGCACACGGGAGGAGCCCTACGACACGGGCCGCCTGCACTTGGTGGAACTACTGCAACGCGACAAGCGCAAAACGCAGGTCTACCTGCAGACATCCGCGGAGATACAGGAGTTCTTCCGTGGCGCATGCACTGGGACGTTCGGACTGTACCATCTCCGTACGTTACAGCGTATTTACAAGCAACTGGCGCCGTTCGTTGACGCCGATACGCTTGGGCGCATACCTTACCGTACGCTCGGGCATTGAGTGAGCAACTCGAGGCCGTCCCTGTGGCGGCCTCTCTGGTGCTTATTTTGTAGCATCGTTTTTACTGAGGGCATTACTATGATGGAACGACAATTGGTACACGTTATAACGGAAACATTGGAGGCCGAGTTTCGTAACAGCATCGAGGGGTGCATACCCGATTTGATGGAGGCCGCCTCCCAAGGGGATATGCTATACAGCAGGGAACCAGACGAGGACTTTCGGGACAATGTTTATGATTACGCGGCCGACCGCTCCTACGACACGTTTCCTAACGTACCGCATGAGGATCGCACAGCCATGGCAAAACGAATCGCAACTTACTTCTGCGGAGGTGCATGATGTCGACACAGAAAAAGAAACCAGCGAAGTACAACACCGAGGCCGGCTTAGATAAAGAGTTGTTGGCGTACCGCGAAGACGCCGAGTTTCCGATGATACGGCACCCGCTAGTCTTTGCCGTGCCGTTTTTTGAGCATGCTGACGAGGTGACCCGGCTTAACAAAATGCTGGTCACGAAAAAGGAACAGTGTGACAAAGCACTGGCCGCGCATGAATGGAGCAGGTTTGTGTTCCTGCATGAAAGGCCTTACCGTGTAGAGGCTTTCCAGGAAGTGCAGGAGAACCTGAGCGATCGGGATTACTGGCCTTTGCTGCGCGAGGTTTGGTGTGACAGCGAAAATATATTTCAAAATGCTATGCAGTGGTGGGAGATGTTGACCACCCCGCGTCAGCGCAGGACATTGTTCACCCCTTGCGAGGACCGGCCGGCATTGAAGAAGATGCCAGAGATGCTGCATGTTTACCGAGGCGCCCAGCAAATTGAAATGCATGGCCATTACCTCGGCTATTCGTGGACGTTGAACAGGGACAAGGCGGAGTGGTTTGCTACACGCCTCCACCGCCCCTCGGACGGCCTTGCTGTGATTGCTAGTGCCGATGTGCTGAAGGAATATATTGTCGGTTACATTAATGCACGTGGCGAGCAGGAAATAGTTGTCGAGCCGAAGGAACTGCAACACCTGGCCTGGGAGTCGGTAGAATGACTGTAACAGGGAGTAAAGATTGTGTTCGCGACCAGTGCCCTGGCACAGCACTATTCGACACGGCCTGCGGCGATTACGTTTGTTCACGTTGCAACCACCACGAAAAAGGACTCTGCTCTGTTTGTGATTGGGATCCAGCAGACGAGCAGGAATATACTGAGGATCCTGAGGAGGCCATGCGTGGAGCATAGCGAACTGCTACATCTGCCGTTTGCAAAGGGACGGATCGAAAACGGCTTGGCGCCTGCACCGAGGATGGCTCGGCGCGGGATACATAAGCGCTTCTCAGAGGCCCTGTCTGTACTTGCAGGGCGTTCTATTGCAGTGCGTTGTTACGAAGACAAGGACCCGCCCGAAGGGGCGGACAAGTACGTAGACGGCACGGTGGGGCATCATCCGATTGTCCCACGGCAGGCCGAATCAAAAAAAGCGACTGTATAGTTGCTTGGTGAGGTGTCATAACTTGGAGAACAAAATGACAACGAAGAAAACCAGCAAGAAGAAAACCAGCAAGAAGAAAACCAGCAAGAAAAAAGTGGTCGCGAAAAAGGGCCCGCGCAATGATGAGGAAGGTATGGCCAAGGTAGCCGCCAATCTTAAGAAGGGCGCAAAGAAGGCGAGCAAGAAGAAGGCGAGCAAGAAGAAGGTAGCAGCAAAGAAGGCGCCTAGTAAAGCCGCAAAGGCTCGCGCCAAGGTAGCCGCCAACAAGAAAGTGGAGGCCAAGCTCGTCGGGCCTACTATTCTGCACACGGGTAAGCTGTATGAGATGAACCCGAAGAACATTGTCGTGCAGGACGGCTTCAATCCCCGCATAGATATGGGAGATATGGCCGCGTTGATGAAGTCGATTAAACGTAACGGTGTCAAGCAACCGATTACCGTGCGCAAGGTCGGCCAGCATTACGAACTCATCGACGGCCACCGTCGCCTTATCGCTGCCAACAAACTTGCACTTGCTAAGGTCCCGGCACGGATCGAATCCGGCAAGCTGTCAACTGAGGAGATGCTGAACCTCGCGTTGGTAAGCAACGACGGCAAGCCGCTCGCACCTGTTGAGGAGGCCGACGCCTTCCGACGTTTGGTGAATGGCGGGTGGACGCCTCGTGCTATTAGCGTGGCAACAGGCAAATCGCTGCGACTGGTTAAGGATCGGCTGACGCTTATATCGGCGCACCCGGACGTGGCCGCGGCTATTAAGTCTGGTAAACTGTCGATAGGGCTTGGTCTTGCTATCGCCAAGAAAGCAAAGACCAGCAAGAAGAAGCAGGCCAAGAAGGTGAAGGAAGCAACGCGCGGCGCTACTGCACAAAAGCGTATCGCAGCGCAGTTGGGCAAGGCCTCGTTGAAGACGAAGTTCGACAAGCGCAAGCTGGCCTTGCAAAACCGCTTGAACAAGTTGCTCGGTATAGTTAATAAGCGACGCAAGAAAGCGGACAGACTCCCTGCTAGGTTGGCCTCGCAGGTTACGCACTTCAGCAAACACAAGGATAAGGAAGTGCGCGCCGCGTTCGTCGCAGGAGGCTTGTATGCTATTACCGATGTGATGGCTACAGCCAATGCAAAGAAGAAGACGACGAGTGGTCGTACTGCTACTGGTAAGCAAACCAGGCAGGTCCGGCCGAAGTAATATGGCGTGAAAACAGTAGCGCCTAGGCAGGTGGAGGTTGTGCCCGACGGGGACGGCTGTGGAAGCCTGCCGAACTAAATTCCAAGTGATCGCCCTCACTGGATAGAGAGGGGCAAGGCTTGCCACATCGGATTTGGCCTTGTCCCTTTCGCTTCGGGGCGGCACTTAATTTACGAGGGTAGGAAATGACAAAAGTGTTGAGAGTGTTGAGTGTGTTTTTAACTGTGGACGGCGAGGCCAACGTATGGGGCCCTGGCCACTGGAGCGTGTTCGTTCGCTTTGCTGGTTGCACTGTAGGGTGCAAGTGGTGCGACACCAAATATAGTTGGAATGCCAAGGGAGGCGAGGCCTACGAACCGGAACAACTGTTGGAGATTGTGAAGCTTGTCGGTAAGCAAGTGCGCAAGGTAACTATAACTGGGGGAGAGCCGTTGGAGCAGGCCTGGCCGACGCTAATACGCTTTATCGCAAAGCTATTAGATGCTCGCTATAACGTCACAATCGAAACGGCAGGCACGCAAGACACCTTGAAGTTTCGGCAGGCGCTGGTTGATAACATCCCCAGCCTTTCTATTGCGCTAGGCCAGCTTACGTTTGTGGTTGACTACAAGCTTGAGAGCAGCGGATACAGCGGTACTATGGACCCGGATCACTTTGCAAATCTCAAACGCGGCGATGTTGTAAAGTTTGTGATCGGCAACATCGCCGACTTCAATGAGGCCGCCACGGTAGTGCACTATTTAGACAAGCGTTCGCAGTTTCTTGCCGCTATGTATTTCTCACCACAGGATGGGGGCGAGTGGTCGCCCTCAGATTTGTTTTATGCAATGAAGGAGGCCGGCCTGGATCAAATTGGTGTCGGTTATAACTTGCAAATGCACAAGGCTATCTTCCCTGTTAGTTTTAGGGACGAGGAGGAGGGAGGGGTCGACTTTACTAAGGCCACGCTTGGCCGAGAGGAATATCTAAAACGCATTAAAGAGTGAGGGCGCAATGGATAAGAAGAAATTATTGTTAGTGGATTTTAATAATCTGCTATTCCGTAGCGTGTTTGCACATGACACGCTGTCATTCCAAGGCTTGTTTACAGGCGGCCTGTACGGTGCCATAGATATGATGTGCAGCACCGTCAACCGCTACAACATTGATCGAATTATTATCTGCCACGACACGAAACCATACTACCGATCGAAGTTCTACCCTAAGTATAAATCGGACCGGCAACAGGCCGACAGGTTTGATGAGGATCGGTTAATGCAGATATCGACGTCTCGTTCTCAGCTGGCCTCGTTGTTTGTTTCTTTCCACTTTCCTACAGCATGTACGGAAGGCTTTGAGGCGGACGACTTTATTGGTCATATATGTAGGCGGTCGAGTGTTCGGTACAAGCAAATTTTTATAATGTCCAACGACTCGGACTTCTTCCAGGTACTGACCCCTCGTATATTCCTTTGCAAGACAGGCGGCCTGTACGGTCGGGTTGATTTTGCTGAGGAGTATCCTGGAATTAAACCAAAGGTCTGGCCACGTTGTATAGCGTTAAAGGGATCGCACAACGGAGTTCCAGGTATAAAGGGTGTCGGCGATGTAACAGCTTATAAGGCCGTGCTCAACAAAATGACGGACAGGGAAATCTTTGAGAAGTGGCGTGTACGACGGTCGGATATAAAACTAAGAACTGATCTAGCCACCTTCCCGTTTCCCCTTGTTGAAGATCCTCCTACAGTGCCAGCCCATGCCATTCGTTACAACGCCGCCAAGTTCCAAAAGCTTTGCGACAAGTACGGCATTAATTTTAAGGATGATTTTCACAGGGCGATGATGCGACTGGCCACGTAGCATGGCTGTTGATAACAAGCTCTCAGGAGCGCTGCAAGAAAATATTCTCACGTTATTGTGCTTCGACGACGAGGCCTGCCCTATTGTAATAGCTGCAATAGAGCCGAACCTATTTGAATCGGCTGTGTACAGGCACGTCGCCGATACAGCAATAGCCTATTATCGCAAGTATAAGAAAGCGGTGGCCGAACATCTGCCCGATTTGTTGGAGGATCGGTTAGCTGGTAAACGCGCCGAGGCCCGCATGTATGAGGACCTGTTAAACGACCTCTACAGCATTAAGGATGGGATCAACCGCAAGTATATACTAGACCAGCTTCAAAGCTTTGTAAGACAACAGAGCATTCGTCGCAGCATCATCCTCGCTGCCGAGGAGTTGCAGCAAGGCCGCCTCGATAGCGCCGAGCGCATTATCACTGAGGGAGTGAAGCGCAGGATAACGGTATTCGACAAAGGCCTGTCGGTAGCTTCGGCTATTACTAGCCATACACTGTACGACCCGCAGCAGGAACTAATAAAGACTGGCATAGCTCCGCTAGACCAGGACGGTATTTGCCCTGCACCTGGGGAACTGTTCACAGTACTTGCGCCGCCGAACAGGGGCAAGACGTGGTGGCTGATGGCTATAGGAAAGTTTGCGGCCTTGCAACGTAAGAAAGTACTGCACGTCACGTTGGAGATGTCGGAGGAGAAAGTAGCTCGACGCTATGTGCAATCGTTCTTCTCAATGACTCGCAGGCCGGAAAGTTTTAAGGTGCCGTTAATAGAGGTGGACAAGTCGGGCCGCTTCACTGGCCTGCGTTTCAAGCAACTACGTAAGCGGCCGTCGTTGCTCGATCCCAAGGCCCGTAAGCGACTAACAACTAGGGCGGCCACGTTCGGCAAGAAGTTCGAGCGTATACTGGTGAAGCAGTTTCCAACCAACCAACTAACAACGGACGGCCTGTACGCTTACTTAGAAATGCTGGAACTGGAGGAAGGTTTCTCGCCCGACTTAATGATCGTCGACTATGCCGACCTCATGAAAATCGACTCGCAGAACGTTCGAGTAGACACTGGCCGAGTGTACAAGGATTTGCGCGGCCTTGCTGTTGATCACAACATAGCAGTGGCGTCGGCGTCTCAAAGCAACAGGCCTGGAGAGGACAGTAAGATTCTCACGATGAAGCATTTTGCAGAGGATTACAGCAAGGCCGCCATAAGTGACAATATCGTCAGCTATAACCAAACCAAAGAAGAAAAGGAACTCAATTTGGCTAGGTTGTTTGTGGTCAAAGCACGAGACGAAAGCAGTGGCCAGCAAATACTTATATCCCAGGCATACACGTCTGGGCAATTTGCTCTAGACTCAGTGAGGCTCGGCGCCTCAAAGGACTATTGGAACGAAGTTGAAAGCGTACAATGACAATCGCTAAGAAAGCACTGGCCAAATTCCTCAACCGAGATTTAGAGGATTGGACATTTCTTAAGCAATGGTGCCGCAAAGACTTGTTGAAGGAATTGCAAGAGCTGCCTGTGCGGCCACGTATAACCTCGCCATTCAAACACTGGCATCATCAACTTGTCGGCCTGCTACTGTTTTGCCTATTCGACGGTTTCTTGCTGTTTATGAATATGGGCACTGGCAAGACCCGCATTCTTCTCGAGGCCTTTGCTTATAGACGTCGAGCAGGCGAGGCCAACTGTGCACTGATAGTAGCGCTGAATGATGTGAACGTGTATTCAATCGAGGACGACGCTGCCGTACATACCCCGCAGTTTACGGTGGCCACGCTAACCACTGGCAGTAGCATTAGGAATTGGAAATTGTTAGAGGGCAGCGATGCCCATGTGTTCGTTGTTAGTTACCCGGCCCTGCGTGCAATGCTCACGGGCAAAGTAAAACGCAAAGGCCGAAGTGTGCAGAGGGCCGAAGAACGTTTGGTGAAACGACTGTGCAAGATAATCGACTGGGCGGCCTACGACGAAATACACAAGGTGAAAAACCACCAGGCCGTCACCTTTATGTGCTGCAAGTACATTAGCAAGCATACGCCATTCCATTACGGTAGTACTGGCACGGCCTTCGGGCGTAACCCGGAGGACCTGTGGGCCGAGTTCCTACTGTGCGACAAGGGTGAGAGCTTGGGAACAACTTTAGGTCTATTTCGTGCGGCCTTCTTTACAGAGAAAACGAACTATTGGGGAGGCAAGGACTACACATTTGATAGGCGGCAGAAACCAGAGTTTCAAAAAGCTATAAGGCACCGTTCTATTTACTACGGCGATGCAGAGGTTGGCGACATGCCTAAGCGCAGAGCACAGAAGATTTTACTGCGGCCGGAGAAGGCACTATCCACGCATTACAATGAGGCCTTGGAGGCGTTGCAACATGCCACCCGTAATGACGACTTGGAGAACAACTGGGTACGGTTGCGGATGATATGCTCGGGCTTTATTAGCTACAAGGACGAGGACAGCGATCGCATTCAAATTGAATTACCGAATAATCCGAAGCTGGCCGCGCTGGAATCGTTTGTTGAGCAGGTGCCGCTGGATGTTAAAGGGATAATTGTGCACGAGTTTGTTTACAGCGGCCTGCTTATTGAGCGCACGCTAAAAGAACTCGGCCACCCATACTTTACACTCAACGGCAAGACTAAGGATAAGCGGTCGGCCTACAATAACTTTAGGAAGGACAATAAGCACCGGTTCCTAGTTATGAATTGGAAGAGTGGAGGGACAGGCGGCAATTACCAGGTCGCTCCCTACATGCACTTTTACGAGTCGATGGTATCGCCGATCGAGCGCAAACAGACTGAGTACCGAATTCGCAGGCGCGACAGTTCCTCCCGTCGCGTGTACTATAGCGACCCCGTTATCAAGGGGAGCGTGGAGGAAGACATACTGGCCTACCTTAAAGAGGGCCGGAATTTGTACAAGGAGCTAATGCATGGCGGCCGACATAAAAAGGCTATTAGAAAGTTATAATATCGAGTTCGTAGAAAGCGGGCCGAACGTTGCGAAAGGCAACATCAATATTCAGTGCCCGTGGTGTGGCATTGAGGATCGCTCACATCACTTAGGAATAAACCTGGCCTCAGGTATGTGGGGATGTTGGCGCAGCCAACAACACCGGGGAAGATTGCTCTCAAAGCTGCTCGTCAAGCTGACTGGTATTTCCCAAGCAGAGGCTCGACGCGCTGCACAAGAGGGCGAGTCAATAGCAGTGCAGCCCGATGATTACGAAAAAGCGCTGTCAGGGCTGACAGAGGGCGTCAATACGGCTGAGAGCACGCCCCATTCCGAGTCGTGTGGGTTCGATCCATACATGCACAAGTTGACGGGCAGAACTCGCGCACAGAAGCGGGCGGTTCATTATCTCACCGAAGGCCGAGGTTTTCCGCCTGCCCATGTGCGAGGTGTGGCCAGGCGCTACGATTTGCACTTTGCAATTAGGGGAGATTTTGCCAATCGCATAGTCGTCCCAGTATACGAACAAGGCATATTGCAAACGTACCTTGGTCGGAGCATCTACAAAGACGCGGCACTGAGGTACCGTGCGTTGGATGCTGCCGATTCTGTAAAGCAGGTGAAGGACTGCATTTACAATTTCGACAATGTAAATAGACCCGGCCGTAGGCTTTACATTGTGGAAGGTGCGTTCGATGTTTTCAAAATTGATTTCTACAATTTCAAAGAAGGTGTTTGTGCGGTAGGCCTGTTTAATATGAATGTGGAGTCGGCGCAGCAGGACCTACTCTATGAATTGCGAGATCAATACGACGAGTTTGTTATCGTGCTAGACGGTGGCCAGGTCGCCGAGTCGTTAAAGCTTGAGGCGCAACTAGGTTGGCTGCCCAACTTGCGAATAAAGTATTTGGAGGGTGAAAAGGATCCAGGGGATCTAACACCCAAACAGGCCATTGCATTAGTAAAGGAGGTGACATGAGAGAAGGAATATCGGAGGAAGCATTACGGCAGTTCCACGAGCATTTTGTCAATTCGCCATACATCGGCCGTGCCCAGTTATATAACAAGGAGGATACTGGATTAGGCCACCACAGGTTTTTCTACCTCGGGTACTACGATCTATTCGGAGTAGAGATGCCGGCGTCTGGAAGGAAGCATGGAGTTGAGTTTCAAATATGGCCACTAGCGTGGGTGAAGAAGCACCTACCAAGGATTAATAAACTTGTGGCCGATGCCCTTGCTGGCAAGTACATCCATATACGACACAATATTGAGTTGAAGAAGAGGGCGATCGAAAGTGGCCAACAGTTTTTTACCAAACCGAAACATTACAAGGCGCCGCTTGCTCTTGCGAAAGCGGATAGATTACCAATGCGCGGCCGACACAAAAGGAAAAGAAAGGCGCTCAAAATATAAACCTAAATGGGAAGGCGAGATTGAAGGGTATGTTGTCAAAACTCTGCATAAAAATTTGTGGCGCTTTGTACGAATCATGTCCTTCGAAGATGCATACCAAGAAGCCTACGTAAAGTTTTTAGAGGTGGCGGCCAAGTATA